GTGACAGTATGAGTAAGTTTTGGCATCGTCTCAAAGAAAGTTTCAATCTCCTTAAACTGAGTAGAATTCATCTGCTCAAGGAACTCTTTAATTTCTTTCTTGGTGCAATCTGCTGCTGCCCATACTTCTTCTTCACTATAGATCTTATCAACACAAGATGCAATCAGATCAAATGATTGTTCCAATTGATTCTTTTCATTAAAATCAAAGTTATTTGAAATGAACTGATCCAGTGAAGGATATTTCATTTCCATCATCAAGGTATCATCAAGTTTAATTTGACGAGTGTGATCGTCATGTTTTTTTACTTGAATCTCATCCAATCCAATTGTGACTGGAACTTCAGTTACTCCATCATCAGGAGCAACCAAAGTAACCTCAAGTTCTTCTCCAACAGACTTTCCACGAATGTTAAGGAAGAGATACTCAATATCAAATGTAGGAAGTTGTTCTACTTTAACTCCTTTCGTTTGAATACAATTTTTCAGAACAGACTTAATTGCTGTTGTGATTTGCTTTGTATCCTCACTCTCCATTGCAAGGACAAGAAGTTTCTCTTCCTTGACTAGAAAAGGTCTGTATTGAATTGTCTGCCCAGTTGATGGCAATTCAAGATCATACTTGGGCGTAGCAATCTTTGGTAAAGGCATAATGACCTATAGATGTATTTCAGTGTGATTATTTATTGGGGTTTTTTTATTCTCCGCGAGCAAAGGCTTGAAGTTCTGTATACAATTGTGAATTTGGATCAATTTTATCACCAACCTTTGTTTCTTTGGAATAAAGTTGATCTTCTGTTCTGATAAGTCTCTGTCCAGTCGCAGGGTCAGTGTCCTGGGTAGCATTTTGTTGAACTTTAGATTCGTTCTTTTGAGCGACTGGTGGTTCCTGAGTATTTGATTGATCAGCTTCTTGAGTTGGAACTGCAGGTTGAGGTGTTACACTTGGACCCACTAATTCAGTGATAACATATCTTAAATATGTCATGGAGACAGTACACTTCAGAAGACCCGAAGAGTCATAACTCACTGGCATCGATGCCACAGAAATCGGATACGCACCAATAAACTCATACTCTAAACTATTTTTAAAATCTCTCTCGAATTTTTTTATCTTTAGACCATCCACACATCTATATTCTTTCGGAAAATTCATTCTATAGTGATATCCAACATTCTTTAGGGTTCTATCTGAAGCATCAGCTCTAACTCCAGATTCACCTGTCACAAATCTCATCCATCTTTCAAAAAATCTAATTGGCGTATATTTCTCTGCATCCACATAAAAGGTAAAGTCTATTCTATCATCATACATTCTTCTATGTGCATACCTCTCAGTCACACCAGCATGGTCATTGTTAATCTCAAAAGTTGCAATAGAAGAACCAGGAAGAGATGATTCGGAGCAATTAATATTTAAAGTCTTCTGACCAATTCCACCAGTACCCACAACTCCTTCTAGCAAGGTTTTAAGATTACCCGCTCCCACAGGAATCTCTACCTCAAAATGAGACGTTAATGCTGGTTTAAGTATCTTATCTTTCAAATTAACGATGGTTGAACCATCTCTACTTTTACCGCCATAGACAACTTCAGTGGCAAGTTTTTCTGCAGGCATTTATAAATAGTTTTTACTTTATATATTATGTATGGCCGAAAGTATCAAGAGTAAATACAGACCGTCATTTCCTAGTAAATATAAGGGAAATCCTAACAATATTATATGTCGGAGTAGTTGGGAACGCAAGTTTTGTCGGTGGTGTGACATGAACGAGAACATTCTTCAATGGGGTAGTGAAGAGTTTCACATTCCTTATGTTTCTCCTCTTGATCGTAGGGTTCACAAATATTATCCAGACTTTATCATAAAGGTAAAAGAAAGTACAGGTCAAATTAAGACCTATGTGATTGAAGTTAAACCAAAGAAGCAAACAAAACCACCTGCAAGGAGACAACGAGTTACTAAGTCGTATATCTATGAGTGTAAAACATGGGAAGTAAACCAAGCAAAGTGGAAAGCAGCAGTTGAATTTTGTGAAGATAGAAGGATTGAGTTTAAGATTATCACAGAAGACGAACTAGGTATCAAATGAACCGCATAGAACCTGTTATTGACGATCTTAAATCCGAGAAAGATATCGGAGAAAGAATGGAACTAATAATGTATGCACTGAATGATACTGTAACACCCATACCCGAAGAAGGAAACATCTGTACCTTCAAATACTATGCGAAGACTCCCAACATCGAATACGATCAACACCCATTAGTTGCAGTAACTGATATATTCTCTTGGGGATTTCGTGGTATTAACTTTCACTGGAGGGATTATAGACAATATACCTGGGAAGAATTGGGCACTCAAGTTTATATTGTCTATAGAGAAGAACTTGATGATTTGCTATCATTAAATTATACAAAACGAGTGCTAAATAAGTAAAAAAGTACCATATCTAATGGCATCAAAAACATCTGAACCAATTGTAGTTGATAGAGGAACTTCTGGTGGTAAGAGTTACTATGTTACTGATGTAACTACCCTTGCTGATGGTAGTGTTAAGAGAGAAACATATCGATCTGATGCTAAAGGAATTAAACAATCTAAAGTTCAAGATGTAACCGTTGATAAAGATGGCAAAATAACTGACAATGTTTTATCTACTGCAAGCGTTGAGGAGCAAAGAGATTTAAGAAATCCAAACTCTCAACTTAGGAATGGTATTAGAAAACAAGTCGAATCCACTGCAGACGATCTTGCAGGTAGTAATATTGATGGAACAACTAAAGCAACAATTCAGAAAGCATCATTTGGTAGTGGAAACGCGGCGATAAATGATAACCAGGTTGCTGCTGCTTCAAAACCAGCAGCAGATGCAGCAGCATCAAAGCGTGTTGACTTAACAAAAGGAGTAGACGCAGATAGGGATGGAACAAGAACACAATTTCCAACATTATCCCATCCAGAAGATCTTGGTACATCAAAACAAGATGTCATTCGTTTTGATATGATGGAGTATCAACCTCAAAAATTTCTACAAGGGAGTCAAATAGGATTTACAGGTAGAGATCCTAGTCAATTCCGTAATAGATCAATTGGATCAGTGACTCTTCCTATTCCTTCAGGAATTTCTGATCAAAACTCTGCGGAGTGGGGATCAAATTCGATGAATGCTCTTGATATTGCCAAAGCAGATATTGCATTATCAACGATGCAAGAAACAATTGATAGCGGTAATGTGATCAAAGGATTTGGAGATGCTGCAGGGAACTATCTTGATTTTATTAGACAGAATCCAAATGGAATGACCAAAGGTATACAATATGCTCTTGGTGCTGCAGCTGCAGGTGTTGAAGCAAATTCATTACTGTCAAGAACTACTGGTCAGGTTTTGAATCCAAACATGGAACTTTTATTTAAAGGTCCATCTTTGAGACCATTTCAATTTAAATTTACATTAGCACCTAGATCTAAAGAGGAAGCACTGACTGTAGTTTCTATTATTAGATTCTTCAAGCAAGGTAGTGCTCCTATAAGAAGCAAATCAAATCTTTTCTTGAAGACTCCACATACTTTCCAACTTCGTTACCTACATAGAGGTGAGAAAGCAGATGGTGGAACTGGTTTACACTTTAAATTAAATGCATTTAAAGAGTGTGCTCTTCAAAATGTTGGAGTAAACTATACACCAACAGGAAATTATGCAACATATCAAGATGGCACAATGGTATCTTATGAGTTGACACTGGGATTTAGTGAACTGGAACCAATCTTCAATGATGATTATGGAATGGGCAACGGAAAAGAAGCAGACGATGCAATAGGTTTCTAAAATGTCAAATTACTTCAGTCAATTACCAGATTTTGAATACGTCAGTAGACTTCCTGATTCCAGGATATCTGATTATATTCCTGTAAAAAATATTTTCATGAGAGGAAAACTCAGAGAAGATATTTTTCAGAACATTTCAGTATTCACCAAATATAAAATTATAGGTGATGATAGACCAGACAATGTTGCCTTTGAAATTTATGGAGATGCTAATCTAGATTGGTTAGTTCTAACATGTAATAACATTCTCAACGTATATGATGAATGGCCAATGAGTCAGTTTAATTA